GATCGCAAGCAGCGCGGGGTTTAGCTATTTATGAAAATATTTGAAAACAATGGTTTATGTTGCTTGAGCGGAAAGTAGCGCATCACGTCTATACTTAGTGTAATGTAAACACTAAGAGCTTATTTGAAAAACGCTGTTTATTCAGGTATTTGCTTTAAGCCGCTTATAACGCGGAAATACAATGACTTAGCAAAGTAAACTATATCAACATGGCGACGGAAAAAGAGAAGGGTTGGCTGAACCGCACTGAGATGGCGCATAGCCTGGACATGTCCCCACAAGGTTTCGACAGGTGGGGGGTGTATTCGGTAGACAAAATCAAGAATGAAAAATTCTACACCGTGAAAGCAGTTCTTGATAATCGATTGCAGCTTGAGAAGCGCAAAGCTGAGCAGGCCATGACGGCAACGCTTGCAACGGACATTGACGAGATGGACGCGGTAAAGCTAGAGAAAATGAAGGCGGAGACGCGGAGGTTGAATTTGCAAAATGCCATCCTTGAGGGTCGCAGCTTGCCTGCGTGGGCAGTCACGGAAATACTGACTAGCATACTATCGCAAAGCGCCGTTATCTTTGACACGCTACCCGCGACGATACAGCGGCAGTTCCCGGAGATCGAGAAGCGGATCATCGATGGATTCGAGGCCGCAATCATACAACATCAAAACGCGGCAGCCAGCCTGGATAAACGAGTAGAGGAGGTGCTGGAGAGTGTTATCAGAGAAGCAGAAGAGCGAATTCGTTAGAGCGATAAAAGCCGGACTCCGTGTATTGTATCGTGCGCCGCCCGTCACAGGTTCCGAGTGGGCGGATGAGCATTTTTTTCTGTCAGGAGAATCTTCATACATAAAAGGTAAATGGAAGACCCACCCGTACCAAGTCGCAATACTAAACGCAATATGTAACGATGCAATAGAAGAAATCGACTTACAGAAGGGTGCGCGCACGGGATATACAAAGATCATAGTAATAGCCATAGGTTACAAGATCGAGCATAAGAACCACAATGTAGCGGTGTGGCAGCCAAACGACAATGCAAGAGATAAGTTTAGCAAGTTACACGTTGACACGATGATCCGGGATGTCCCGCCCGTAAAAGCTATTTTTCCGTGGGTCGGGAAGAAGCATAGGAACAATAGCATGGAGCTGAAAATATTCCAGAATCAACACACGCTATTCCTGCTGGGGGGGAAAGCAGCCGCTAATTACCGGGAAATATCAGTAGACGATGTCTTTTATGACGAGCTGTCACAGTTTGAGCGGAATGTCGAGAGACAGGGTAGCCCAACGACACTTGGGGATAAGAGGCTAGAGGGGTCGGTATTCGGGAAGTCAGTGCGAGGGTCAACGCCGACCATAGCTGGCGAATGCCAGATAGAAGAGGCGTGCAAGAATGCCCCGCATTATTTTAAGCGATATGTTCCATGCATCCATTGTGGCGAATTTCAAATTTTAGAATTTGGAGGCAAAGACGCAGGCTTTGGACTGAAGTGGGACGATTCATTATCTACGATAGATAAGCCCAAATCAGTTTTTTACCTGTGCAAGTACTGTGCGGGCGTAATTAAATACGCCGATTACCACGAAATCATGGACGCGAAGGGATACTGGCAAAGTGAATCTGGTCTACGCACTTATGACGGCATGTCGTTCCTTGACCTAGATGGCGAAATTGTACCCACGCCAGAAATAGTAGCCTTCCATGTTTGGTCCGCATATAGCCACAATTCGCCATGGTCTCGCATTGTAAAGGACTGGTTTAAGGCCCAGGAATCAAGAGAGAAGTTGCAGGCATTCGTAAATACGACACTAGGCGAGACGTGGGAAGAGGACGAATCCGAAAAAATCCCGCATTCTCTATTGCACGCTCGCCGTGAACATTACAAAGCGGATGTTCCAGATGGTGTGAGAGTAATAGTTGCTGGCATAGATACGCAAGGCGACAGATTGGAGATGCAGGTTGACGGATATGGGGCAGGCGAGGAGAGATGGACAATAGCATATTATCGCATTTATGGAGACCCAAGCAGGCAAACCATATGGGACAAGCTGGGGGAGTTGATACGCACGCAGTACACAACCGAATCAGGCGCACTGATGGGCATAACCTTGGCGTGCGTAGACCATGGAGGACATTATTCTGATGAGGTCAATGCGCTCAGTGTAAAAATGGGGGCAAGGCACGTGATACCCATAAAGGGGGCAAGCATTAGAAATAAGCCAGTAATAACCTTCCCCAGGAAGCCAAACGCGAACAAAGTTTATTTAACCTTGGTAGGTACAGATACCGCCAAAACCCTGATTTACCAACGCTACAATATTCTTGATCCAGGTCCGGGCTATATCCACTGGCCCGTTAGCGAGCAATTTGACGAAGACTATTTCAAGCAGGCAACGGCGGAGGAGCGGCGCAAGAAATACAAACAGGGCATACCGTATTACGAGTGGGATGCAAAAGGGAAACGGAACGAAGCGTTGGACTGTAGCGTGTATTCACTTGCCGCAATTAGAATATTGCAGCAGCACTTTCTATTTGATCTATCAAATGTGCATCCTAGCCCTGCAATCAAAAAAGCTCCGGCGGAAAAGAAGCGTAGCTTTATAGGTCGATCTGGCCCCTGGATGTAAAGAAAAAGTCACGCTAAGAAAGTGACGCAATCATTGCAGGTATCGAGTTATGAATATATACTATATTATATATTAACCTATTTGAGAATTTATAGTTGACGCTAACAGAAGCGCAAGCGCAGTTAGACGCATGGAGTGCTGCCAGCTTAGCGGTAGCCGCTAACCAATCGTACACCATAAAGGATAGGTCGTTAACGAGAGCGGATGCAAGCGATATTCTTGAGATGATTAGTTACTGGTCCAGAATGGTGGCCAGCTTAACGAGAGTATCGACCGGAGAGAATGCACACGGTTTTTCATTTGCGAAATTTAACACTTAAATAAACGGTTTATCTAACGTCGTGAGACGTGAGGCACTTATTTTTGAACATACTAGATAGGGCGCTAACTGCTCTGTCCCCCGAGTGGGGTATCAAGCGGCTTCAAGCTAGAATGGCACTAAAAGCCTACTATGAAGCCGCGACCCCTACGCGCTACCACAAAACAAGAACTGATCGCGGAAATGCAGACGCTGTAAACAATGCAGCCGGTGATTCGATGCGAATACAGGCGCGACACCTGGAGGAGAACTATGATGTCGCTAAGAATGCGTTAGACATATTAGTTGATAATGTCGTCGGCATCGGCATCATGCCGGAGCCGCAAGTTAAGCGTAAAGACGGCACCCCCCACAAAGAATACAACCAGCAACTTCGAGACCTACATAGTGACTGGGTAAAAAACTCCCACGTTACAGATGACTACGATTACTATTCCGGTCAGAGGCTGGAAGCTAGATCTCTTTTCCGCGATGGCGAAGTTCTAAAGCAGCACCTTGAGGGTAATGTTGCTGGACTCAAGCACAACACCAAAGTCCCGTACTCAATTGAATTGATAGAGGCAGATTATCTGCCTTTAGGCTTTTCCAATCCTGAGCGTAATATCGTACAGGGTGTAGAGAAAAATGCATGGGGGCAAGCGAGGGCGTTTCACGTTTATAAGCATCACCCTGGCGGCAATAGATTCGCTGGCGATACCAAACGTGTATCCGCCGACCGAATGACGCACGTAAAAATGATCCATCGTATCGGGCAGACACGCGGCACGACGGTTTTCGCGTCCGTGCTAAATCGTTTCGACGACATCAAAGACATTTGCGAGAGCGAGCGCGTAGCCGCACGGGTTGCGGCGGCGTTCACTTTTTACATTAAAAAAGGCATGCCTGAACTGTACGTTCCTCCTAGCACCGGCAGCGATGAACGGGAAATGGAAATGGCTCCTGGTATGGGCCTAGACAATCTCCAGCCCGGCGAAGAATACGGCACCATTTCTTCGAATCGACCCAACAATGAGATCATAGACTTTATTTCATTTAATCAACGGTGTGCGGCTGGTGGTATCGGCGTATCTTACTCGTCGCTCGGCAAAGATTACGATGGGTCGTGGTCGTCGAAACGACAGGAAGCCAACGAGCAATACATTCATTACGGAACTCTATGGAGCTATTTTGTATCTCGCTCTGTAAGCGAAGACTGGAAACGATTTGCTCGCATGGCTCAGCTAACTCTAGATATACCGAGCGATGTAGACCCCAACACATTACTGGACGCTAATTACAGCCGCCCGCCGCTATTGGTTATAGATGCGAACAAAGAGTTGAGTGGTGTAGAGAAAAAACTCAAGATGCAACTCACTTCTAAATCAGAAGAGCTACGCAAAGCAGGCAAGAACCCAGACGACACCCGCGCAACCATCATACAAGAAATTGCAGATGATGAAGAGTCAGGCATGCCTCCATTAGAGTTTAGGACTCCTAAAGAAGCAGAACAGGAAACTACTACAGATGACAAATAAATGGTATGAAATAAGGGCCGACGTAAACGGCAAGGTAAATATTTACCTATATGGTGAGATTGGGTGGGACGTAACTACGGAGCAATTCATTGAAGAGCTGGGCGGATATGGGCAAAACATTGACGTAGATATGTACATTGGGTCAGGTGGTGGGTCAGTCTGGCAGGGAACAGACATGTATAACGCCATTGCGTCAGTTAAGGGCCACGTTAATGCGTACATTACCAGTATAGCCGCGTCTATGGCTTCATATATTCCAATGGCTGCTGACAAGATATATATGTATGAAAACGCCATTATGGTAATTCATAGGCCGCATGGACCATCGTATGGCACGGCCGACGCTCATAAGGCATCGGCCGCGCAACAGGAGATGGCCGAAGTCAACATGATAAATGGCTACGCCAAGAAGTCCGGAAAAAATACCGAAGAGATTAAGGCAATTATGGATGCCGGGCAAGACAACGATGGTACGTGGCTGACAGCAGAGCAAGCGGTCGGAATGGGCTTTGCCGACGAGGTGTTAACTGATATAGATGTTGATATGCCAATGGCTGCGAGCATAAGTGGCAAAGTGTTGTCGCGCTGCCCTGATGAGCTAAAAGACAAATTAAGCTCATCCCTAAAAAAGTTCGAGAAAACCAGATCTCCAATCGGAGATAAAGAGCCAGCGGGGTCTGGATTAACTAAGCCAAAAGAGGAGAATCTAATGGTTGCTAAAGTGAAAGAGGCCGCCGCTGAGCTGGTGGATATTGAAGCAGTGAAGAAACAGGCGGTAGCCGATGCGCTGAAGGCAGAGGGTAAGCGCCAATCAGACATCAAGGCTGTTTTTACTGGTCATGATGCGCACGATAAGCTACTTGGTGAGTGCTCATCAAACATGTCGTGCTCTGTTGACGATGCCAAAACCAAGCTGCTGTCGGCTATCGGAAAGGGGGCAAAGCCAGTAACGTCTGTTGAGGTGGTAGAAGATGAGCGCGACAAATTCGTGGAGGCGGCAACTGACGCATTGATGTTGCGTGCTGGCGTTGCGGGTAAGGGCGTTAAGGCGAATGAGTTTCGCGGTTTCAGCATGTCAGAGATGGCGGCAAAATGCCTGCTGATGAAGGGCGTATCAACGTCCGGCATGAATAAAATGCAGATTGTCGGCGCGGCATTCACGCAGTCAACTAGCGATTTTCCAGTGCTATTGGAAAACATCATGCATAAGACGTTGATGGCCGCATACACTGTAGCGCCTGATACATGGACAAAATTCTGTCGCATAGGGTCAGTGAGTGATTTCCGGACGCACAACCGATTTCGTGTTGGGTCAATTGGTAACTTAGACGAGCTTACAGAGCTGAACGAGTTTACCAACAAAGCCATCCCTGACGGTGAGAAAGCAACTATTAGCGTTGGGACGAAGGGCAACACGATCAACATCAGTAGGCAGACAATTGTTAATGACGATTTAGGCGCATTGACGGACTTCTTTACTGGGCTAGGACGCGCCGCTAAGAGAACCATTGAGTCTGATGTTTATACGTTCTTAGCAGCAAATGCTGCGATTGATGATGGAGTCACGTTATTCCATTCCACGCATGGAAACTTAGCGGCGTCAGGAGCCGTTATTTCCGTGACATCGCTTGATGCAGCACGCGTAGCAATGGCAAGCCAGCAGGATATTACAGGCAACGAGTTCCTGGATATTACGCCTAATGTGCTTCTTTGCGGGGTGGCAAAAGGAGGACTTGCACGTGTGACTGTCAACGCGCAATACGATCCAGATACGGCCAACAAGCTACAGAAGCCGAATATGGTTAATGGCATTGTTAGCGAAATTGTGGATACAGCAAGAATCAGCGGTAATGAGTGGTATTTGTTTTCGGCTCCAAATGTCAATCCTGTTTTGGAAGTGGCGTTTCTTGATGGCAATCAAGACCCTTATCTTGAGTTGGAGAATGGCTTTACCGTAGATGGCGCTCGATACAAAGTTCGCCATGATTTTGGTATTGCAGCAACTGACTATCGTGGCGGTTACAAGAACCCAGGCGCGTAAATCACAAACGCCCCTCTTAATTGAGGGGCAACGAGGAAAATAAAATGGCTACAAATTTTGTACAGGATGGCGGAGTAATTAATTACTCCAATTCAGGATCAGCAATTAGCGCTGGTGATGTTGTTGTTGTAGGCAATCAGATCGGAGTGGCATTAGTAGATATTGCCGCCACCAGCGGAGTAGGCGCAGTGGCCATGGAAGGTGTTTTTGATTTGCCGAAAGTTGATGCGGCAGTTATCGCACAGGGTGAGGGTCTGGTATGGGACGTGTCAGCAGGGGAGTTTGATGATGGGTCTGCGACACCCGCCACAGGTGACGTTTCCGTGTGCTGCGTAGCATGGGAAGCATTAGGTGCAACTACCAGTGCAAATATCAATGTTAAATTGAATGTAGGCGTTGGTACAGTCACATAATGCCAGTTGAGACGGCATTAGATCGGGCGGGGATGCTGGGAGATTGGGACACGGCAACATATACCCCGCCGCAATACCCGCACCCGTCTGGCGAAACGATCACTATTAGCGGGATATTCGATACCGAATATGTAGAGATAAACCAAATGGAAAGCCTAGTCCCAACCTTCACCTGTCGGACGGCAGACGTTTCTGCCGCGAGAACTGGAGCCAGAATGACGGTCGACTCTGTTGAATACTCAGTAAGAATACCGCAATCAGATGGAACGGGCATGACAACATTAATACTTGAGAAATATGTCTGACCATAGATCCGAACAAATAATGGACGCCATTTTCACAAGGATAAGTGGACTCGATACAACTAGGCACAATGTCGAGAGAGATAGGGTATACGACATTCCGCACGATACGGATAATGCCTTATCTCTATATATGGGGCAGGAAATACCGCTAGATGAAGAGGATCAGAATTGGCAAGTTGTCGATATAGCATTATCGGTGTCAATTGACGTGCATGTTAGATTGAACTCAGATAACCCAATCTCGCAACGGATCAACCAGATAAAAAAGGAAGTAGTGATAGCTATTGACCCAACAGAATCCCCCCCGTTGGGACTAGCATTTTGTTTGGACCTGGAAGAGCTAGGAAGCGAGGAGCCGGAGTATGAAGCTGGAGAGAATCCAATTCTGAGGCAGAGAATGAACTGGCTTGTTAAATATCGTAGATCGCGGTCAGACCCGTCAACGCAATGAGGTAATTATGAGAAAGCGAACAAAGAAAAAGGTTAATAAAGGCGGGTCTACAATCAAAGTCCCAAAAGAATTGAAGCAGCTGTCGGGGAAAAAAGATGCTAACTAAAAGACAAGTTATTTTGATGAAGGTCGAAACGTCATATAAGGCAGACCCTACGCCACTACCGGCAGATGACGCTATTTTGGTAGAGAACGTATCATGGGGGTTCGCTAATCAGCGCATGACGCCGCAAGGCGGGGTGCGGCCACAGATAGGAATGCTAAAGCAAATTTATGGCGGGTCATTATTCAGCTTGTCGTTTGATATGCAGATGAAGGGAAGCGGAGCGGCAGGAACGCCGCCAGAATGCGGGGTGCCTTTGAGAGCTTGCGGATTTGGCGAAGATATAGATGCAGGTGTTTCGGTCACATATGAGCCAGTATCAACAGGCATAGAAAGCGCCCATATTTATTTCTATGAAGATGGCAAGCTATACATCATCGGTGGTTGTCGAGGGAATGTTAGCTGCACAATGGCATCGGGAGAGCCGGGAAAGCTTTCATTTGCGTTTACGGGGCACTTGCTTCAAGAATCAGATACAGCCCTTGTTGATCCAACACTTGATACCACAGTGCCACCCGCGATACTTCTTGGTGGGATGTCGATTGGTTCCTACTCGGCAATACTTTCACAGGTCACTTGGGACATGGGCAATTCCATAGCAACTCCCCCAAGCGTTAACGCGGCAAACGGCTATGGTGAGATAACGATTACCGGACGCGATGTCAATGGAACATTAGATCCAGAAGCCACCCTCGTAGCAACCAATGATTTCATTGGTGATTGGACAGCCGGGACGCAATTGGCCTTGGATGCCGGGCAGATTGGTAGTGTTGCGGGCCAGATACATTCGACCGATATGCCGCAAGTATCGTACCGGGATGTCGCGCCCGGTGATCGAGATGGAATTAGAACCTTAGAATTGCCATTTGGAGCAGAAGACAATGCCGGTGATGATGAGATTAGCGTGGTGTTCACATGATTATTAGAAAAAATCTTACGCAATTCGCATTTAAGCCTTCAGAAGATGATGTGGCAGAGTTTCAGCTTCGGCCATTATTGGCAGATGAAGTTGCTAGATCTGTAGAGCTGGATGAAAGTGGCCGCATGACACTCAATCCCGCGTTTCTTTGCAAGTTGGCGCAGAAAGGCGTAGTCCAATGGAGTGGAATTAATGACGAAGATGGATGTGAGTTTGAATTCACCCCTGAAAACTTACGGCTGCTACCGCTTTCTGTGCAAAGGGATGTTGGATTGCAGGTTTATCTTGGGGCGCAGCTTTCAACGGAAGAGGTAAAAAACTCCGCATCGCAGTCGAAGTAGCGAAAAATGGATCATCGTTCGACTGCGATTCATGCACAGAAAGGTATTGCACGGAAGCAACACCGGCCCCTTATGATAAATGGAGCATTCCAGGGGCACTAGAGAGTAGATCATGTCCAAAAGGGATGATTAATCAATTTTCGTACAAGATGTTAGATTTATATGGTCATTATAAGAATGGATTATTGCCATATAGCGGCGGGCTATATGACCAGCCTCAAATATATTTGAGTGCCATGGAGGTTATCGCGGATCAGGTGAAAAGATGAGTGATGCAAGATTTAGAATATCGGCCAAAGATGAAACAAAGGCAGCATTTAGGTCTGTAAATAAAAGCCTTGGAACTTTGAATAAGCAGGCGCTATTCGTCTCGAATTCAATAAGGGGTCTGGCTGGCGCTGGTGCGGTAGTTGGCTTTGTAGAGCTTAGCAAGCAATTAGTAGAAACCACGGATAACTTCACATCTCTCCAAACACAAGTTAAATTGGTAACTGACTCTGTTGGTGAGCAGAATGAAGTGTGGGAAGAATTATTATCGCTTAGCGCTGATACTAGAAGCGATATTGGCGCTACTACAAAGCTCTATGCTCGCATGTCCAGAGCCACTAAGAGCCTTGGAGTGAATCAAGAGCAACTGTTAACAATCACCAAAGCGATTAACCAATCATTTTTGATTAGCGGATCGACAACGAAAGAATCATCGGCAGCCGTAACGCAGTTAACTCAAGCCATACAGAGCGGCGTTTTGCGTGGGGATGAGTTCAATACAATGATGGAGGCGTCCCCGCGTTTGGCGCAGGCTTTGGCAGATGGGATGGGGGTAGCTAGGGAAAGCTTACGAGATTTGGCAGAGGAAGGAAAAATAACGACTGACAAGTTAGTCGGTGCCATCTTAACCCAGTCAAGCGCCATAGATGACGAATTCGCCAAAGTTCAGAAGACCATATCTGGCGCAACAACAGTCCTATCAAACTCCCTGTTAAATCTTTTTGGTGATATTGATACCTCTCCAATAATTGGGTCTATAGAGTCAGTTACGGAGGCGATGGATGACTTCAAAGACGCTATTGATTCAGGGGAAATTCAAGCCGAGCTGGATATTATAAGCTTGGCTTTTGAGGGCTGGGAAAAAGAAATAAGTGGCGTATTAGATGAAGCCGGTCAATCCTGGGATGGATTTGTGGAAAAGCTTTCTTTGGATTCAAAGCATGAATCCACATTGCAAAAGTTTCTCGTAACTCTACCAGAGGGCGTAAGAAAAACCTATGGTGACTTAATCACGTTAGCTGAAGCAGCAGGCACAACGTTCCTGGCAACATATAACACGCTATTAAATATAGTAGCTGGCCAGCCGATACAGGATGCCGCTACGGATTTAATGGATGTAGTGAGATCGCAAGGGATAGTAGTTCACGCAGAATTATCAGAAACTGGTGACGCGCTTGATGAGGTGCATAGCAAATATTTAGAGCTAATCAAGATAAGGAATATTGCCAGGGCTGGGGAAGAGGCTTTTGCTGGCCCCGCAGAAGAGCTAGTTGGCCCGTTACCCGAAAAAGAAATAGCATTCCTCGGTGAGATTGAAGGCCCGGAAATATCAGAAAGGGAGGTGTCCCGGAGGGCCGTGCAAGAACTCAAGGACGAAGAGGCCCGTCAAAGGAAAATCGAGCAATTGGAATTCTCCCTTATGACAGAGGAGGAGAAGATCGCTGAATCCTTCATGCGTCGGCAAGAGATGATATTGCAGAACGTATCGGAGCAAGAGGGGCAGCAAGAGCTTTTGCTGAAGAACAATAAAAGATTCCTAGACTCCATCGAGCGGCAAGACCGCAAGCATATCTCTGCCGAGCAGAGCATGTGGCGAAGTGGTTGGCAGGGCAAGGCGCAAGTGGCTGGCGACGTATTAACCTCCATGTCTACGCTAATGGACGTTAAAAACCGGGAGATGTTCGAGATAGGCAAAGCGGCGGCAATATCAGGGACCATCCTGGAAACCTATGCATCCGCACAGAAGGCGTTTAGCGCATTAGCGGGAATCCCAATTGTCGGCCCTGCATTAGGCGCGGCAGCGGCAGCGGCGGCAATAGCGGGCGGCGTGGCTAGAGTGCAATCTATATCATCAACATCATTCGGGTCTAAATCTGTATCGGCTGGTGGCGGTGGTGGCGGTGGTGGCGGTGGCGCGCCATCTATTCCAACACCCACATTACCCGACACTCCAGAGCTTGAAGATAGGCAGCCCAAGGTTATAAATGTTACATTCACAAGCAAATTGGTTGATGTTGGTGCCGTTAGAGAGTTGATGGATGAAATAAATGAGCAGCATGAAGATGGGTACGTAT